TGAACTTCTTTTCCTTTTCAGGCTCGGTTTGTTTAGCGCGGTCCTTCTTCGTCAGTTTCCTCATCAATGCCTGACAATCAAAACAGTACACCCTCCCATTGAATTCCTTCCTCGATTCTTCCGCCAAAGCAGGCGATACTACGGCCTTGCATCCCGGATTCTGGCAATAAAAGACCTCTTCAACTGGTTTAGGGTGTTGGTCTGCCAGAATGTCTTCTATCCCCCCTTGCTTGGCCAATTCGCCCTCTTTTTCCTCTTCCTCGACTATTTCTGCGTCCTCGATGATTTCAATGGGCGTATCGTCCAATTTGCCCTCTTCTATGGGCTTCTCAACCTTGTACTCAATCGCCAGGATCTTGCGGTTGTTTTCGATGGCCTGGTTAAGCATTTCCGTGTTCAGGTTCGTTGAGAATCGGAAAAGGTAATGGGTCTGCATTGTGCCATTGGCGGGATTCCCCACTTTTTCGGCCACTCTTTCCAAAGTCAGAGGAATGCACTTGCACCTGTGAACCATCTCCTTCCAGTAAGCCATAACATCGAGAATGCGGTTGATATTCGTCCCGGAGCCAGTATCAATCTGGTAGACTCCACCCAGGGAGACCTTAGGAAGAATGACCATAAGATGTCCCCTCTTGCCACATTCGTTTTTCTCCAGTGCATCACAGGGACATTTCTTCTCTTCCATCTCTTTCGTTTCAGGATTGAACCAAATCGCTTCTTCCCCGTCCCCTTTACACTTGAGCCTTTGATTTGAGCCGTAGGATTTGTAAGAATAAGGGATCACTTCTGCCTGGTTTTCGCTGGGAAACATTACATCCAGAATCTTCGGCTTTTCTCCGTAGACTGCCTTGACTTCTGGCGGGCAGACGAAATAATCAACTTCCTTCGGGTACTCCTTGCCTGTCTTTTGGCTAATTACCTTAATTCCCAATCTTACTTTTCCCAAACGCGGGAGGTACTGAATCCTCTTGAAATCCTTAATCGATGTGAATTTTTGCTCCATTCTCTTTCGCCTCCTTCTTTTTGAATTCTTTTTTCAAGTTGATACTTAATCGTTCCGAAAAGCCCTCTTTCTCGCATAGCCCCAAAAATGGTGCTGGAATAAGTGTCTTATCAATACGCATTGATTTGATAAGGTTATTCTTGATAATATACCTGTCCGTCGTTCCTTCCCTTACGCCTTTCTCCAGGAGAGCCTTCTTAATTTTTTCCTTCAATTCCTCGTTCTCTTTCTTCATTTCGCTTAGATGCCCAGCTGTTTCCAGGTAATAAGCACACAGTTCTTCCATGTCTTGCAGGTCAGCCCCGGTACCTAATGTCTGGAATTCCGCCTCGTAGTTCGCCCAACAAACTTCATGGTACTGACAATACTCGCATCGCCAATAGTCTTTGGCATATTGTCTTGGTGGTAGTTCCTTCCGGGAAGCGAATTCTTCGACTGCTTGAAACTTTGCGAAGGAGTCCCTGACAATATTCGGGAATTCTAAATTCAATGGAGTCGGGTCCATACCTTCTCCCGACATAATCATTGACTTTACCAAGCATAAATCTTTTTCCCTGAGGTACTCAATGGAGAATTCAAGATATTGAGCAGTATTTTTATTCTTCAATAACAGGATAGATTCAGTTATCTCTGAACAAATCTCACTCAATCCGTCGATATAAACACAAACCTGACTCAGATTATCGAGAGGTGGTTTTCCTTTTGCACTTTCATAAAATTTGAAATGATTTATCGCTTTATGTTCATAATGTCTATCGTAGTCCATTATATCTTGTATGATTCCGTCAATTTTCCCTTTGAGTCTGAAAGGATAACCTTCTCGATGTGAGTCAGTTGGCAAATCTTTTGAGTGGAATTTATATGCTGTCTTCCTAATCCAGTCCGCAGTAAGTTCCTCATGCCAATTAGAATCATCAAAAACCATCGCTGCTCTCCCAGGCAAAGGAGTGGCGGGAGTTTCCATTTTCCAATACACCATCTGCCTGATACAGCGGTCGGGCCCCGATAGCGAGGGCCTCGGATAATAATGACTATCCTCTTTCTCCTGATATTCCTGAGCTGCAACTTTGTGAAGCAGTTCCGCCAACATCTTTTTGCCTCCTTTACCTGAAGATTTTATTTATGCACCGCCTTGCAGAATGGTTTATTTCCGTTTCTGTAAATCTGTAAATCCTATAACTCTTAAATCCTAAAATCGTATCTTGTGCAATATCTTTACCTTTATTTTTTCCCCTGCTATGCCAATACTTTCCGTCTGCTTGCACGATAATTTTATTCGGTAATAGAAAATCTACTATTGCTATACCTTCCAAAGGAATTTGTTTCATATAAGAAATGCCTTGACGTTTTAGTTCATTTTCCAATTTTAATTCTATCGATGTTTCTTTATTTTTCCATTTCCCAGAAGTCATAAACTTTATCATCCTTTCCCGCCCTCGAGCCCCATACATCGGATTCCTTTCTCCTTTGTTATATCCTTTTCCTTCGGTTTTTCTAACAAAAAATTTACCTGTTATACCTTCAAACTTACCATGTTTCCAATTAGGATTTCTATTACCCAGTTTACATTCCCGTTGTTTTTTTATATATTCAGGATTGTGGTAATCCGTATTCATTCGCCCCCAAATTCTTCCATCTTTACATATTTTAATTTTTTTCATTCCCTTTCTTTATTAACTCCCTCATCTCCTTGATAATCGTTCCAATCCTGTCAATCTGTTGATTCACTGCCAGGAATAGTCTTAGGGCTTCCGCTTCCAGTTCCCTCTGTTCTGGTGTTTGATACATCTTTTTTCACCACCTTTCTTTTGCCTTTCAAAAGAATAGCCATCCTCTGACCTAAATTTATAAGCGTACTATCAATCCTTTTATGATGCCCATTGAACTGCCTGCAAGCCTTCTCAATTATCTGTTCCATCGTAATGTCAAGAGCCATCAATCCATCCCTTGTTATCTGCTTGCCTGCCTGGTGGAATTTCTCTTTGACCGCTTTAATCTTAATGTAGTGCATCATTCACTCTCCTTTTTTCTAAAATAAAAAACCCGACAAATCTTAATCCAAGAAATGTCGGGTTCGTCGTTAACAAAAGTATTACAAAGTTATACTTTTGTTAATCTAATATACATTATATGTACTTGTGGCCACAAAAAAACTAAAACCCGCCACTTCTTGTTGATTTCATTATGTATTTTCTTAAAAGAGCCGCAGGCGTGTCGCCTCTTTGTTTGCAGTATTTTGAGAACCTTCTTTTGAGATTTGTGCTTACCCGAATCTCAATGACATCATCATAGAGTTTGGGGCGTTTCTTTCTGCCTAATTTGTTTAGTTTCTTTGCCATAGTAGAATTAAAAAATTAAAAATATTCCCCATATAAATGTAACAGTGGAAGAAACAAGAAACAAATTCCCGACCAGTTTTACGTCTCCTTCGCTAATGGTAGGCTTATCGGTTAACATTCTGTATCCCACATAGCCAGCAAACAAAGACCAGCCAATAAGTAGTAATCCTTTCAATTTGGTATGTTCCTGAATAGTCGTGGTTGAAAAATCATCTTGGCTTTCTTTATCACGGATACGCAAGGTTGCCGCCAATGCAGAACCCGTAATCAACAAGACCAAACATAAAAGTAGAGTTATAATTTTTGTCATCTTAAAATAAAAATGGCGGTCTGGGCGACCTCAACCTTTCGGTCAGAGATGTCAAACCGCCACGAATTTTTCCTATAAAAAAACATCCCTTGTCTGAGGTCGCTCTTTTTCCCATTTTCCCTTCCTAACTAATTATACCACAAAAAATTCCTTTTGTCAAGGGCTTCTTTCCCCCTTTGTGATTACAGAGTATCAGATATTGAAATATTTGTCAAGAGAAATCTTCAATTATTTTTTCCCGACGCTGTTCACCGCCAAATTCCGTCTTCGTGTCTCACAGGCAGCCTGGGTCGGCCGAAGAAATGGTAAAAATATTTCTCGCTTGCTTTAGGAATTCTGATGCCCCGCTTTCTCGGATTCGTCCTTCTGTCGAAAATCTTAATATGCTTGGCTTGCATTTCTGCAGTTAAATGAAACATCGTTTCAAACCTTCTCTATTAGAAATTTGATATTGCTATCCTGTTGCAAAATTCGATAGAGGGATGTCAATTTGGTAGGGTAATTCGGGTCAGTGGCATATTGTAATGGTCCCTGTTTTGTCATTACACCGTTCATAAGGCCAATAAAATACTCCATTGGATTGTCCCGTTTGTAGTAGGCTTCGGGATAAAGCCTCCTAATAAAGCCACAGTACCAAATAATCGCATCATTGGCAGAATCAAAATCAATGAACGGTGCCTTAACTGGCACCCGTTTGCCGTCAATGTATTCGTGGGTATCGACAAGGACGACCTTCCCCTTCCAAACTTTCGGCTTCTTGATCCCCCAATAACCGTGATTACCGATAACTTTCCTGAATGCCCCAGATTCGTGCCAGGCATGCGTGAGCACTCCCAATTTGTTAAATCCCTGCTCTGCGGCAATTTTAAGGGCTTCGCAGAATTCCTTAATTATTCGTAAATCCGGGCTCATTAGCTTATTTCCCATTCGGGCTGAATTTCTGAGCCACGCTTTCACCCAGATTTACGGCAAGGTAACCCGTTATTACCCATTTAGCCCATTCCATCCATTTGTCTACAGGTAACATACCCTTGAAGACAAGGACATAGGAAGCTACAAGAACTCCAACAACTAACCAGAATTTTCTTGAAGTCCACCTGTCATTCATAAGTAACTCCTTCAGCAGTTTCTCAATCTGCTTTATCAAAATTAACTTCTTCAACCAGTTCATATTAAAACCTCCACCCCCCGAAAACTCCCCATAACCATTTTTTGACACTAAAGTTTCTGGCTCCGTAAACTCCGAGGTCTAATGATTCTGACAAATTGAAGTGAAACGGAAGTTTTGTTATTGTTGCTAATCCGTTCACCGCATTTTGTAAATCAAGACTTGCTCCCGACATTAGTGCCACCGAATCCAAGTCGGTAACTAACCCAATGTCAACACTAACTATTTTTGCCAGGTCAAACACAGATGTAAATCCTCCAAGTAGAAGGTCGTCTCTATTGAAGTCATAAAATGAACCTACTGTCAAACTCTCTAAGTTGAGATTGTAAGCATTTGCTATTCCAAACATAAACCCAACCAAAAGAATCGCTATAATTAGTTTTTTCATCTACCTCACCTCCTCCTCATCTCTTGTAAATAAGTCTTAATCCACTCAATATCTTTTTTGATACCTGAAATATCTTCTTTAATTTCCGTATAACCGCTTTGGACTTTTTCCACTTTAATATCTGTCTGCCCTTTGACAGTAACAAGCCAGCCAATAAAAGTAGCCAGAAGAAGAATCGCCCCCCAAGTAACAACATAAGTCGCCTTGTTGTTATTTTTTCTTCTCTCTGGTATCAAATTACCATCTCCATCCCTAACTTTTTTTGGCATATCTCACTCCAAGACAACTTACTTTCGCTTTATTTCCTTGAAATCGATATTAGTTGCTAAATTAGGTGGTCTTACGGGTTTCGTCTTATCATCAATTTCGCATTCGTCAAGAATGAGCTGTGATAAAGTTTTCTTCTTATTTTGTGCCTCTTCCTGAAATTGCTTCAATAATGTTGGTTCTTTGATTTTAATTATTCTCCAATTTGTTGGCATAGGGTCTAAAGTTATCGGCGCCTCATTTTCTTTATCGGGACTGCTGGGGTCTGGAGCTTCCCAACAATAATTGATTTTGTTATTCTCGTTGACAATTATCCAAATTTGGTGCATTCTATACTCCTTTTAACTTGCTGCAATATAACGCCAACGAACATAATAATTTGCGGCTGATGCCCATTCATTCCATATTGCGAACCGTCCTATATAATCGGCAGTATTTGTATTGAATGCTGCCAATGTTCCAATTTCACTCAGGTAAATATTAGGGAAAAAGCAATAATCATTCATTGTGATAAAAACTCTTGCATTTCCAGCTACATTTCCCGAACTTGAACCTACTGATGTTTTTATTTTTCCTGCAGCAACATTTAAGTTCGCAATCTTGTCCCCAGTAACATTCAAATCCTTAATCTTGAGAGTCTCAACACTATCGATTGCCAGACCCACAGCCGTCAACGGAATGTTATCCAGATTAAGGACATTTTGCACCGTATTCATATGCACCGCCTGAATTACATCGCCCAGCCCTTTATAACTGATATAAATTAGAAGATTGGCATTTGCCTCGTTAAACCTGATATATCCACTCTGGAATTTGTAATCCACCTGAAACTGATTTGCCCCTGGTGTGCCTGACACTTCAGTAAATTCCGTTCCCGTCTTCCCTGCCCCTGTCCAGATTTCTATCGATGAGGGCGAATCTTGCTTGACCACCTCTTTCGTCCTTACATAAAACGGGCTTGCTGCAGGTATTGTCTTTTGCTCATCGTCTATACTGGCTGGCGAGAAAACCTCACTGAATGGGTCAAATCTGTCTTTTATGAAATCTACTTTTGTAGATAATGGCATATTTATCCCCCTTCTTCTAAATTTATCCCCTATCTCACGCACTTCCACATAATCGTGATAGTTGCATTAGTATTTACAAAATTTATGGTAAAACCATCAGAGTTCATACTGACGAATGTTGCTGCTAAAACAATCTCTCCAGGATAATTTCTAAAGTAAATACAAGCAGATTGATATTGGGCTCCTCTGGATTCGTGAGTTGCGGCTCCAACAGCACTTGAGATAGCCCCCTGATTTCCATTATAATCCATCCAACCGTGATTATTGTAAGCACCTATATCACTTACAACTCCAGCCATAAACTCTACATATCTCGGCTTAAATCCAACTCCTGTTACGGAATAATTACCTGTTGCCGCTGGACAGGTGAAAGAGCCAATTTTGACTTTTATGGCGGTTTCATCATCGGCTGCTATACCGTGCTTCAGCTGTTTTATGTTCATCTGTGTAAGTTCTTTTTCAGTCGCTATTGCCCGCACAGGATTTAGTATTTCCTGGGCAAAGGAATGTAATTCGCCTAAATTCATATCGCATTTGATTCCTGCAGGGGAAATCCTATAATTTACTTTTTTAATAAAAAGTTCTTTCGCTGGCATTATTCTCTCCCGAAGATTCTCGCTTTACCCTTTGCTTTGATGATGTTCATATATAGTTCCACATCTTCAACTTTGGCTTTTTCTACAGGATATGCGAGTCGGCTCAATTTATAATTTCCCCACCTTTCGGCATCCGATAAATTGAGGCTTGAAGGAATTGTCAAAGTCCCTTCCCTGATTCCGTAGGTGGTCTTGCTTCCAAGGTCCTCGACCATGCAGATATAATTACTCCCAGAGGTAATCTTCCCAGCCAGTATGTAAATCTTATTCAGTATTCCCGATGTGTCTTTTTCCAAAACATAACGACTGAAATGCTTCCCGATGACTTTTATGGCATCATAATTGACCGAGGTCTGTATTGCCCTGAAGAAAAACTTTCTATCTTCTTCCACGCCCATTACGAAATCCTGTGCCATTTCTGCAAGGTCATCCAATGCCTTTTTGGCCGTTACCTTATTGAATTCTATCTCGTTGACCGTATAGCCAGTATTTTCTATCTTGGTTGCATCATAAACTATATCGGTCTTTGGCTCGACAAATGTTTGAATTATGTCTTTTATGATCGCCGATATTTCAGTAGCGGTATATTTCTTGTCTACAATGCAGGTTTCTAATTGATAATAGAATCCGAAGCCCGCATATCCATATTCGACCTCGGTAGTGCCCTCGATGGGCAATTCCATTATGTATCCGCTGAACCAGGGGTTAGCATCGTTGAATAGGTGTATATCTACTCGGGTTCTGTAATCTATGGTAAAATCAGGTTTTCTCGCCAGAGTAAAATTAAATTGGCCACAACCCAACTCGAGCAAGTCAAAATTGACATCAAGAATCATTCCCTGTTGCGTATCATCGCCTATCTCCGCTTGCTTTATCCCTTCGGTGTTATAAAACTTTAACTTGATGCCCCGCTTGGTGGGCGGGTAATAAATAAGAACAACAATAAAATCACTATATCGTATGTCCCCGTAAGAACGGGTGCCATAAGCCGACCTGTTTATTTCTCGTTCATACATTAGAGTTTCCTTCTATAAAATTCAAACTTTACGGTTGCATTGGCCCCTTCATATCTTATGGTATTATTTCCGGGGAGAAGCCGCAGGAATTGCCCAGCAAAGTATCTGATTGTATTCGTTCCATCTAACTTGACCGTTCCTTTTTTACAGTCCACAACGAGAACCTTCGTGATTAAAAATCCACTATCGATATAAGAAAAGATGGCGTTGTTGTCGGTTATATTTTTGAGGGTCATATTGGGATTATTTGCATTTGCGGTAATTGTAATTACAGGATATGCCACATAACTTCCATCGTTGGTAACGACGAATTCCTCTGGCGGGGCGGGGCAGGATTCTTCTTTGGTCGATAAATCCTTATGCTCCCAGAAAGGGTCGGATGCCACAAGTTCTATTTCAATCTGTCCTAAACGCTTCCTCAGGCTTTTGTCAAAAGTCTGGTCTATCCTTTTTGCTCCAGCAATTAAAATTTGCCAACTACCATCTTCAAGATAAAATTCTACTTGGGTCATTTTAAGAATCAATTCATTCCATTTGCTATCATACTCGCCATCGCTATTTGCCAGAAGCTCCCCTTCTAATTTCAACGAGCGAATATCAATCATATCATCGCCCTTGTTGATTCCGCCATCAGAAAAGGCTCTTTCGGTAAGTTCCATCCTTTTCTCAAAGCCAGCATCTGTCAGGTGAAAATTGTTCGGCAATTCCCAACTATCGCCGCCTTTGACTATTTTCAAACCCATTTCAATCGCCTCTTATGGCATTTTTGATTTTCCGACCCAACATATTGCTTATTTCTTCAATGTCGGCTTCGGTTCTGATGTCGCCATAAAAATTAGCCCTTACTACGACTTCCCGGGTAATTACTATCGGGGGTTCGGGACGAGTCATTATGCTTTCCCTTCCGCCAAACCTCTCTCCACCGAGAGCCTGGACAAGCACGGGTCTGCCTATCGGTCCGGGGACTATGCCAGGCATGTCAAAAGAACTTATGGCCTTGAGGCCAGCGATCCCCACGGCTGCTGCTGCAAGGACTACCCCTATCTGATAGGCCGCAGCTCCCCATGTTATCGTGGCGTTCATTATCGCCTTTGCCAGGGCCGAGAGTTTGTGAACAATGATTTCCTGAATAGATTCGAGCACCCACTGCCTCAGCCTTTCTTTCAGGGCTTCCTTTAACGCCTTTGTCCCCGATTTCCAGGTAAGTTTCTCGGTATCGGCGACCTTCTGGATGCCTGACATTACCGCATCAGCCCATTTCTGGGCCCCTTCCATCATCTTTGCGGTCTTGTCACCTTCTATTTTCAGGATAGCTTTGGCATAGAGATCATAGGCCTCGGTATCTACTGCATAAGCCGCTTGGGCAGCCTGGAGACGAATCAGTTGTTGTTCTAATGTTAGATTCGTTATGTCCAGAATTTGCTGAATATCCTTTTCGGCTTTCTCAAGGTCTATCGCCTCAAGTTCGGCATTTTTCTTTTGCTGTGCTTCAAGTTCTTTTTTGCCCGATTCTTCCTTTACTAACTGTACCCTTTCGGCTAATTCTGCTTCACGGGCGGCCTTCCGTTCGGCCATTTTTGCTTCCAGATCCTCTTTTTTCTTCCCTGTCTCTGCAGTAGTTGCGACTTCCTTGACTGAGAGCGCATCCAGCAGGGCACCATATTTTGAGACCTTATCCGTAAGGTCAGTCCATCCCTTTTTCGTGATTGTCAGGCGACCATCTTCGGTCATTCCAAACATCTTCACTGCGCTTTTGGCCAGGTCGAGTGCAGCCACCACGCCCAGGGCGCTTCTTGCCATAAAAAGCAAGGTTTTGGCGAACTCGTCCGTGATTCCCTTTGTGTCTTTGGTTCGGCCCATCCAGCCTTCGAGCAACGGAAGCACCTTGACTTCCACGACATCCATAAGTTCTTGCACTATTGGAATGACTTTGAAGCCGATCGTCTCTACAATTTCGCCCCAGCGGTTTTTCAATACAGTGATTCTGCCGAGATATGTTTCTGCCTGGGCCTGGGCTGCCCCACCAAATAGCTTCGATATATTATCGACTGCCATCTGCATCCGCTCGGTCGACCCGACTGTCCCTTCTATTGTTACGCCGTATCTGGCGAGAGCATTTGTTGAACTCCCGATGGCTTTGGCCACAAGGTCGGCGGCACTTCCTAAATCCATCTTCTTTGCCGAAGCCAAATCCAGCGTAGCCTTCGTGAGCTTGTCAAGCATCTCGCCTTCGGCCCCGAAACGAACCAGCATCTCCTGAACGCCTACTATGACTTCGTCGGCGTAAATCGATACCTTCTGAAGGGATGATGCATAGTCGAGATTGTGCTTGTAGGCTGCCTCGGTGTAAGTTCCCGCCAGTTTCATCGCATCAGCAAGCATAAGGTTGGCCTGCTCCTGTTCCCCCGCCGCCTGGGCGGCTTTCAGGGCGGCATAGACCACGGCAGTTCCCATTGCTGCCCCGGCGAGAGCCAGTTGTTTGAACTGGGCAGAGTTCTTTTCTACCCACCCGCCAAGTTTACCGAGTTGGTCCTTTGCGTCGGTCATACCCTTGGGGTCGAAAGTTGAGGCAATTTTTACGAAAAGTCCGCCAATCTCTGCCACTTTAAGCCCTTCCTTGTTTAATGATTTTTCGTCCTAATCCGAGGGCACTCAAAGTTCCCTCGGCAATTATTATCCGTTCTTTCTTTTCTTCTTCCATAGTGCCGATGACCTTGTCAGGGTCAATTCCTCTCATGGCAAGTTGCATCTTTAGTTCATCCATCCTATGCCTCTCGATTTCCTCATAAACCATCATCACCCATTCGGCCGTATGGTCAAGAAGTTCCTCAATCTTGTAAGGCAACGAGGAGGCTATCCTGACAAGGATGGTGAGGAGGTCTTCTTCTGTACCGCCCCCACCATCCTTTGCACATTTTTTAGGATCTTCCCGAAATCGTTCCTCTCGCAGACAGCTGCAAGGACTTCTGTGGTTGCCTCAAGGGTGAGATTCTTCCTGAGAAAAGGTTCGTCTTCCTCATTCAGAATTATCCCGATGATTTTTGCAACCTCATCCTCGTTGAGGAAATCAAAAAGCGTGAGCAAGTCCTCAATGTTGGATTCGCCCTTCTGGAGTTTACTCAGGTCAGCTGTGCCTAATCTGACAGTCACTTTTGTCACTTCTTTGAGCAACTGGATGGTCTGCTTTATCGAGAGGCCGTCCACTTTATAGCTCTTTTTTCCCACGGCAACCTTGCTATATTCAGGCATAAGGTTACCGAGGATTTCCTTCTTGGCCATAACTCCTCCCTAAATTTATGCCGTTACGCTAAACTGCTCTATCTTCATTGCTGCAAGGTGATTACCAGCCGCATCCTTCAATCCAGTAGTGACGATTGCCTGGAATGTGTTACTGGCAACCCACTCCGCAGTAGGCGTAAAGGTGACTTTCTTCAATGTCGAATTGTAGACAATCGAACCCGCCACGAGTGCCGCAGTCGCCGGGGCTGTGGTGTTGATAATCATAATGGTTGCATTGTCCTCATCGCCATAGACGATTGAACTCTCGTCCATCTCGTTGTCTTCGGTAATGTCCCACACGATGACTGTTTTGCCGCTTGGGGGAACTGTCCCATTGTCAAGCGGGCTACTCAATGCTATGGTCGGTGGAGTCGTATCTGCGGGAGTGTCCAGAATCTGCCCGAACCGCTGTTTTGCCGTCTTGGTCGTGTCCTCAAGGACGTGGAATTCCACCTCAACAATGGTCTTCTCGCCCTTCTTATAACTATGGGCTGCTGAACCTACTGATACACATTTGTGTAAGGTTACTTTTCTTGTCCCTCCGCCCGGACCATCGCCATTGATGTAAAGCGTCCTGAAAGTAACAGTATCGTCTCCGCCGAATTTGAACAAAGTTGGTGGAGTCCCGCCCGTGACTGCTGATGCTGGATAGTCGAAAGCCACCGCCAGATTAAGCAGCGATATTTCGGCCATTGCACACTTGACAACCATTATCTCGCTGATTTTCTTCTTGTCTACTACGCCAAGCCATTGGTCGGCTTTCACATCGTAATATTCCCGGGTAATCTCAGCACTAACCCCTCCCTCTAATGCGCCGATGTCCAAGGCATCTCCTTCTGCCTGCCCGTAAGTGCCAACCTTCAGGGTGGCGTTTTTTGCAATTAGATTCTTTACGTCTGCCATGTCTTCCTCCTTTATGCAACTTTCTTTTTATATGCGAACTCGTACATCACGACCCGAACCCATTTTAGCGTATCCGGGTCCTGGAATTCCGAGCCGCCTGATCTTATTCCCGAATATACGAAAAAACTGGTCGATGCTATCGATGTCGGCACAGTTCCTTTCCTTAACTCATCATTTATTTCCAGCAGTGTTTTCAACCTATCAAGAATCTGCCCTGCATGAGAATAGCTGTCATCAACGACCTGAAGTTCAATGCTATCCCTGTCCAGAAGGTCGGAGAACATTACGGCAACCGGGCTTACCGAATAGATTATGTAAGGTGGATTCTCCTGCTGTTTCTGGGTTGCCCTTATGGGATATAACTTTTCATAAGTTGCCGTTACCAGCAATAATGTATCCAGTATCGCATCATTCTTGAGATGGTTGATTATGTCCTGCTCTATCATTTTGCCACCTCTTTCACTGCTTCCTTAATCTTGTTAGAAATGGTTTGGAGATTCTGGTTGAGGGCTGGCCTAAGATAGGGCCTTTTCTGCATCCTGCTTGTACCGAATTCGAGAAATAAGCCATAATTCTTGGTATCTGGTTCCGTGCCTCCTTCTATTCCCACCCTGCCTTCTATGTCCTTGCCTTTTTTGACATCATAGTTTATGCTCGCCCGTAATTTGCCTGTCATAACTGCTGGCGGTTCGCCCGGCGGGGAAGGAATGTGCGGAGTGCCCGTGCCCCTCATCGACTTCTTGCAATCGCCTTCAACAAGGATACAAGATTCCGTAATTGCATTTAGCAAGTTATTTTCTATCTCGTCGCCCTTGCCTTTCAACTTTGCCACTATCGTTTCAGTCCCGACGATGACCATTTTTATTTCCATCATTCCACTTTCTCCAGTAGCAATTCCAGATGACTGGTATATGATTTCCCGGGGATTACCGAGACCGACAGGATTGTGTATTTTTCCCCGGCCACATCTATCCTATGATTTGCAGTTGAAATATACAGGCCAATTCTGGCCCGCATATAGAGGACGTGGCTCGCCTTCTCATATATCGCCTGTGGCCCCACGACCCTGCCCCCGCCTTTTGGCTCGAACCTGCATTTGACTGCTGACGCAACAATCCCCCAGCTCTCGACTTCCTGGCCCGAGGCATCCTGCGTCGGCATGTTCTTTTCTATATTGCACCGCTGGTTAAGAAGTCCATCAAAGGACATCCATCTTCCTCCATAGGTTCAGCTGCTTCTTCAAATCGGCGGGCAAATCGTCTTTGGAATAGGATACAGCATAGCCCCCCATCCTCTCGGATTCTACCCCTTGCCTGTCGGGTTGATTATATTTCAGATTCACCAAGGCGTTACAGATTTCTTGCAATTCGGACGGAATCCCGTCGGCAGCAAAATCGTAGCCAGCTGTATAGTTTATCTTGATATTCTGGTGGCCCGTTATCCATCCGCCACTCCTGTAAATGTAGCCCCCCAAATTGTAAATCTTGTATTCGTCGGCATCGATAAGGTCGTCTGCCACATCGACATAAGTCCAGTATATGCTGGCAATGGTGACTATGGGATAGTTCCTGAGGAAGAGAGTCTCCGTCCCGTCGCCGTCATATAGCTCATTGGTGTAAACCGTCTTCAGGAACCGCCGCCTGCAATAGTCTTCCATGAAGTCCGTGGCCGCATTTATCAGAGTCTCCAGGAGTAGATTGTCCGGTGCCGTGAGCGTCTGCCTGTTGGCAAATCCCAGGCATCCCACCGCACCCGTGAGGGCGAGGTCGGAGCTTGCCTGCGACCCGTTAGCAATGACTTTCGCCACCCATCCCTTGCCGAGTCCGCCGGGAGGAGCAGTATTGATATAGGCAGCCAATTCGGTCAAAGTATCCTTGTTCGCATCGGCGAATGCCAGCGATGTGTCATGTACATTGGTCCCACCGGTAACAATCAGGCGCAGGACAGTTGCCGTTACTTGGTATGTCGCAGTCGTGGCTTCTGTCGGTCCACTATTGTTGTATAGAACCAATACGGGAACGAGCAAATCCTCGTCCTGCTTCCTCATATAATTCTTGACCGACTCGAGTGTCGTCAAGGCATAGGCGTGTAGTGACATAGTTCCCTTCCCCATTCGGGAGGCCCGAAAGGAGATGACCCTTCAGGCCTCCCAGCTCCTTATCTATAAAGGATATAGGCGTTTACTTCTGTGGCTGTTGTCGACTTCCTGATGGCGAAGTCCGTGACCTTCATCGGGTTGTGATATGGCCAGTCGAGAATTATCGGCCCATCCACTGCGTTTGAAGGGACATCAATTACCAACCTCGATGAGATTGTCGTCGAACTTGCCGCCAATTGGTAAACTGTTACTACTTGGGCAGTTGCCCCGCTGTTGCTCAAAGTAATCTTGTCAATCTTAATATTGCCTGCTATGTTGGCTCCAGGTACTTGCCCAACTACCGAATAAGTCGTCAAGGCAATGTCAAAGTCATCAGCCTTGACAATTCCGACAAAAAATACCAGAAATGCTGCCACTATTACAATTCCAATTAGGAATTTCGTGCCTAACACTTTCGTCGATTTCATTTTTTCCTCCTCTTTGATTTTGTCTTCACAGGCGATTTGACCATCTTGTCCTTTGGAGGCCTATCCATAGCCTTGGCCTCTATGAGACCTTGATGTCTGAGTTCGTCAACCTTTTCGGGATTCAGGTCAATAGTGTCGCCCTGATTATACTTCTGCCCTCCCATTCCGAAGGGCATTATTACCTTAACTTCCATATTCCCCTCCTGTCCACTGCGGGGCCCCATCCCACTTGCGAATGGGCATCGCTGGGGCCCCAATCCGAAAAACTATTTGACCAACATTCTGGAGAATGCTACTGGTAGTGCGACATCCAACGACATTCTTTTCTTGAATCGGCTCCAAGTCTCATCCATCATGAAAGCACTCGAGTTATCCCGAAAATCGGAAGCGTCCTTTGAGGTATAAACCTCATAGCTTCCCCTGTCGGAGACGAAGAAGTGCTTCTTCCAATTGCCGAACAGGATTGCCGTTGATGTCCCCGTTCCGAGGTTGGTTGGTATCTGGTCACTAATCTCATAAGGATATGTCCATATTCTCGGAATCTGTCCCTCTCCCGGAACCTGCCAGAGATACCTGCCTTGGGAATCCTTAATCTTCATAAGAAGCTGTAATCCGGCTGTGGATGTCACCAAGGTTGCCCCTTCGCGGTACTTCGCATTAAGTAGCATTATCTGGTCTACTAGGTCGTCGAAGGTCAGGTTTGCACCCGCCATTAGTTGCACAGGCACTCCGACAGCATACAGCACGCCCATGAATGGGTCGCCTGCTCCAGTGTTGCCTGCGAATCCTACCCTGTCCTCCTCAACCCCCATGGCCTCGGCAATGAGCTCCATAACGAACTGGTCAACGTTGACATTGTTGTCTTCCAGAAGCTCGTCGGTGAACTTCACGACTGCTGCCAGCTTCTTGGCTGTCTGAATGAGCGGGTCAAAGGTCGGCTTGGTTTCAGTTTTGGCATAAGCCTCTTCCGTCCAGGTTACTATCACATTGGTGAGCTGTCTCGGCACTCTGCGGGTCAGTGTTCCCATGGGGAAGTCCCTTGCTAATCGGCGCAGAATTGATCCTGCCTTTTCTAACTTGATTATCTCATTGGCATACTCAATAGGAACGAGATACCCGCCCTGAGCGGGAGACCCTTCGCTCATGATAGTCTTGATACCGACCTCCGTCAAGAAACTATTGTCCTTGTCAGCTATAGCCCGGATTATCTGTCCCAGATAAGCTCCGCTTTCTGGCATCTTGCCATCGGCAATGAGCTTCTCAACCGTCTTGCCCTCGAAGGTCTCCTTTGCCGGACCGAACCTCATCGTCCTCTTTGGAGGATGGACTTTGTCCATTACCTCCTGAAAGAGTTTGTCCTTCTCCTCTTTCTGCTTCTCTGGCGAGAACTTCGCCTCGAGAATCTCTCGTAGAGCAGCAATCTGCTCGTCTAACGTTAATACTTTTTCTGCCATTTCAATTTCCTCCTTTTATTATTTCGCCAAGGGCTTTCACTTCCTCAGCTAATTTTTCCCTTCTCTTTTTTTCTTCTTCTGTCAATTCCTTACCGCCTTCTTCCTGCGGTTCGGATGCGGTAAATAGTTCTGTTAATGCGTCTATGCACTTCTTGACGATTGACCGATTTTTTTCTGACAAGACCCTTCCTGATTTCGCCTCAATATCGGCATTTTCCATCTCCATTGTGATGATGTCCCCGAGTTCCTCATACCAGATGTCGTCGAACATTTCCCTGAGCTCTGGCTCGCTGTATTCCCTCATCTCTGGCGGTTCCTTATCGAATTGTTTGTAGTGCTTTGCAAGGTGATTATAGACTCCCCTCTTGTCGCCTGCGGGAATCTGCACTCCTCCCCGGGCCCCGAGCAGTGCTCCCATGGCTGCCGCCACGCCCCGCCATACGACATTGTGGCCTTTGGCCTTGTGATGCGGGAGCTTGTAGGAAGTCTTGAGGTCTGGCTCCTCACTGTTGACCCAAGCGCACATTATTTTCAGGTCCTCGACTTCCGCCTGCCTGACTTCCATCCCGGCATCCCAGCCTGCATCTTCAGACTCCTTGCCCGTTTCCTTATAGGGAATTGCCCCTTTGTATTCCTCTTTCTCATCGGGGATTACCAGACCGAAACTCTTGGCTATGACATCTGCCATAGTCCGCTCGGCCAATGCCTCGACATTTGAGGGAACTGGGCATCCCGAAATTTCCAAAAGTTCTTGGGATGTAAATTTCCGTCCATGCGGACCACATTGTTTGCCTTCTTCTTCCTCCTCGATATCCTCGAATTTCAGCGGTATGAAACCAACAGAAAAAGTTCGCAAGTATTTGTTTTTATAGAGCTGAAATACTGTATCAGCAAAAGGATATATTTCTTTCGTTGCAAATTGCGGCCTAAACATCAGTTTATTATCCTCGACCTTGATGTCCGTGGCTCTTGCTATGGGTAGTCCCCTATAATCGTGGGCCCAAAGCACGACAGGATTCGTCCTGAAGTTCTTGAGCTTCCATCCAGTTGGTTCGAGAATGTCGCCATCTCTATCCTTTATGCCTGTGGATGCCACCGCCAGAAAACTGCGGTCTTCTTCATCCACATCCTTAATCTCAAAGTCAATAAATTTCCTTATCATTTTCATATTGCCTTCCTCCTTCTTTGGTTTGTGGTGTTCTTCTACCCATTTCTTTGCTTTCTCCATCGTCCATGGGTAGACCTTCTTATTGAATAGATATGTCCGAATTTCCTTAATTTTTCCACAGTACAGGGCGGTTATTCCCTTCTCCTTGTCTATGGTTAGGGTGGCTGTTACTTCACAGGCCGACCTAACTGGTATACGGATAAAGTTTTCGGTTTCTTCGGGCTTGGTCAATGGATTTATATAACTGCACATAAAACCTTCCTCATCGACAATTTTATGAAGAAATGGAGCATAATATCGTTTATCTGTCATCTTTTATCCTCCGGAACTTGCACCTTAATGATTAAAATTTCATCTGGCCCAAAATTGTATAAATTTGGTTCAACTTCTTCAGGCGAATGGTACATAATACCGCTTATCTTCCAGAAGCCTTCCTTCTTCCACATTGCAAGATAAACTTCATTCGGATTTTTCGGTTCCACAATTTCGCCATTAACTGTAAGTATTTTCATCTCTTAATTACTCCGCTGACGGTACAACGACAATTTATTATTTCTTCCGCCGCTCCTGCCGGGTCTCCAGGGTACATCAACCCATTCGAAAACGGTTCATCTAATTTTGCGGGTTCTCCATCTATCTGATGGCTCGGTCTCACATCTGCATCCCTTGAACTTATCCATTCCTTTTCTTCCACGACTCCTGATTGCTCATAGGAGGCCATAGCCCCCTCATTGTAAGCCGAGATTATCTCCGTTCTCGCTATCTTTTCAGTCCGAGATCCCCTGGCTATATCAAAGACCCTTTCAATACGCTTTTCCGCTTCCTTGATTCCTTCCCCTGTCGAGATTGCCTCCTTAAGTTCTGCTCGCAATTCCGCCCGAGTCTCGTCATTCACATAATCGGCGAAATGGAAAATCTTTTTGTTAATCCACGCCTGGACTGCCGGGTTGCTAATATCGAAGTCAATGCCCAGTCCCAATCTGTCTATCTCTATCTTGGCTTTGTCTTCCAATGCCCCGCTAATTATGGGTTTGCCCGATTGCCTGAAAATCCTGTTGGCTTCCTTCAGTGAGAAAAGGAGAACGCTTATCCTATCCTTACCGGTATAGTCCATTTTCGGCAATATCCTCGCCAATGGATTAGCCTTCCAATCACTATCCCTGAGATTGCGGATGACTTCCCTTTCCTGCCCTGTGAACAAGTCCCGAAGTATAGGTTTGAACTTCCGCTCCCACGCTTCTGTCCCTGCCTTGAAATAAGCCCATATTTTGTCCCGGATGGCCTTTGCCCTGTCCTCCTCCGAAATCTCCTCGGGCTTGCCCGTTTTGACCGCTTGGGGCTTAATGTGGCTGGCTTCTTTGCCTTCTTCTTCCGGTGGTTTCTCAGGGCCCGGTTCCGGTCTTGGGTTCGTTACGGGCAGCAAGCTCATTGGGGCGAACCAAACATCACCGTAAGGAAGAGGCGGGAGTTTCCTTTCTTGTCTGACCTCATTTCTCAACTTGATTCCGCATGTGACTAATATGTTGTCTACTTCTGCCTTGCGTGCTTGGTCTTCTTGTAGTACCTCGATTCCCGAATAATCAAACTTGCATATCAGATTCGGCTCGTATGGCTGTACAAGGAAGGAGTTTATCACAGCTTCTACTTTACTCAGTTTCGGCATCATTGTATTGACCCAGAATATTTTCTGTTGCTCCCTGGTGTTGGCATAGTTTGCGTATTCAAAAACACCTACAAGTGAAGGCGGAACGCCGAAAACGCCAAGTATATCTTCCCTGGTCATTTTCTTGCTACTGACGAACTCCATGTCCTTCTGGGTAATTCCTATCGCTTCCCATTTGGCTCCACCCTCAAAAAGAGCAGTCTTGTGGGCGTTTGCCACTCCCCTGTGCATGTTCATCCACGCGGCGACAATTCTGTCTCTCTGAGGTTGGCTCAATTCTTGGTCAGTTACTAAGGCGCCTCTTGGCTCTGCGCTGTTGATGAAGAAGTTACGGTTATATGTATCGCTGTATACCTGCGTGTCTACTGCTATCCTTCCTGCCGAAAGCGGAGATAACCCATAATATTCGTCTACTGGATTGAAATATTTGAAGTGAAGTATCGCCGCCTTCTCTATATCTATCGCCTGCCCCCCGCCAATGCTGTATTTGTAACCTGCTACATATTCTGTTGCACTCGGGGCTATCTTGACCTTATGTGGATTAAGGGGATATATCTCGGTCGGTTTACCACCAATGAACATATCCAACAGCCAGTAAGCATTGCCTGACAATTCCTCATAGGTGAGTGTTGCCTCTATCAAGTCGCACCCGCTCATAAAGGGATTGACCGTATCAAGAAGGGTTAATATAGGATGGTCGGTTATTTCATCCATCGTTACCTGTCCGTCCTTCTTTTTCTTCCTGTATAACTTCAGGGGCACGCCTGCTGCCTGTGTGGCTATCCGATAGACGCAACTGTAAACCCAAGCGGCATCCGCATACTGTTGCATGTATTTCTGATAATTCTGCGGCGTGGGCTTGCCCATCGTTCCATAAATGCCCGAAGTCACATCGGTTCTAAATAATCTTGATGCCTTCGCATACCCGAAGGCTTCCATTATCCTGTCTAATATTCGCACTCAATCACCGTTACCCTTGGTCCGCCTTCACTAGATTTGGAGAATTGATGACTATAAATCCCATAACGCTTCGCATCCATCAAATGGTCATTGAATTTCACTGGCTCATCTAGCACTATGCCATTTTTGTCTTTGCGCCATTTGTAAGACCGCCGTTCCTTATTCAGATTCACATTCTCAGCACAACTGTGAATTTTCTGCCTCTTGACAAAATCAATACCATCTGAAACACTTTTATCTGCCGGATGGATATTAAACCCTGCACGACGTATTTCCTCAATCCGTGCTGGTTCACTCTCGTCGGCATAAATTGGGTCATGTCGTTGGCTTGGTGGAATTGCATATTCTAGTTTCACAATTAAATCCTCATTCGTCAGGCGGGATTCGTAAATTTTCTCCTCAAGCCATATTTCGCCGTCATATTCACCTATTTTAAGGAGTGCACAAGGGTTATTGAATCCAAAGTCCAACCCGTAATAAACATCTTGGAAAACCTCACGCCAACCATCCATCGCATATGGCGCATAGATAATATCCTCCAAAATACCCCACTCACCCAATCCATATATGCGCCAGTAATTTGGGTCTATCTCCTTTAGTTCTTCCAAGTTTCGCACATATTCCTTATCCAAAAAAGGATTGTCCCGATAGGTGGAATGTATTACCTGACAATGACCTTTGCTGAAAAATTTAGGGTCAAGGATCATTTTCTGGTTAACGAAACAGTATTCCTCCGACGGATTAAAACTCATAAATAACTGATTCGGCTGGTCAAGAGTAGTCTTGCCAGAAAGTCTAGTCTCCAATACCATGAAATCATCCCAAGTAAACTCGTTCGTTTCCTCCATCCAGATATAATTCCATTCGGTTGACTTGACCTTCTCGGGGTCATCAATAGAAATGAACACCATCATATTCGTGCCATACTCAATCGTATTCGCTGTCTTATTGTGCTCTACTCTTGTATAGAGTCCGTAGGCTTTCAGAAGATTGAGAATAATTTTGTAAGCAGTAAGGCGTAAGGCAGGCATTGTCTTTCTGGTTACAAGAAACATTTTGTCTTTCTCTTCGAAAAACTTCTGTATGAATAGTTGTGCCAAGGAATAAGTCTTTGATGAGCGTGCACCACCAATGTTGATTACATAGCGAACCTTGCTCTTACGATTCTTTTCGTATATCTGGGTAACTTTAGCTTTTATCTCGTTTAACTGGCTCATAGACAATCCTTATTGCACCCTCATGTAATCCAAAATGCTCAAGTCTTTGCTGTACTGCGAATTCTTTAGGTAATTTTCTTTCAAGATATTTTAAGGCAAGTTCAGGGTCGCCATCAAGTCCCTTAACAAGTTCCTGTCTTGCTTTCAAAATAGGTTTCTGCAGAAGTGCCTCTTTTCGTTCCAAAATTACTGGATGTTTTTGTAAATATCTACAAAGCGCAGGAGGACTAATCTCGGCATAAAAGCAGGCTTCTTTGTCAGTTCCACCTATACTCCAAACCTGCTCCAGTTTCGGAATTACCTCTTTCTCGTTTTTCCCATCAAAAATCTTTCTTCCTACTTTTGTTTTAAGTCCTCGCTTTGCCATTTAACTTTACCGCCTTCTTGCCTGTATAATTCTCCCATCGCCTGATTATCACATCGCAATAGATAGGGTCGATTTCCATCATATAACAAATGCGACTTAGTTGTTCGCAGGCGATAAGGGTTGAACCTGAACCACCAAATAAGTCGGCTATTAAATTTGTTACTTTACTAAATTCTTTTATAAACCAAATGAATAATCTTACGGGTTTTTGCGTAGGATGTATCCTTTCTTTAGTATCTTCTTTTGATAAACCAAAAATCCCCTTCCATAGACATCCTATAATTTGTCTTTTGTGTCTATATTTACTCCAGCATAGTTCGAAATTGCTACCAAATTGTTTTTCATAGGCGGAATTAGTCCTAATTCCGCCTTCAGTTTTATCCCACACAAAAAAGCAACCATCATTTCTTTTTGGTATTAACTCAGCATAATAGTCCGCTCCCCATAGAAAAATTTCTTTACAATAAGTAAACCAGTCGAATATATGCTTGGGGTCATAGGTTAATTCGTCACCTTTTACTTTTCTGTATCTTTTGCCTCGCCCAATTCCTTTCATATCCGAAAAATCTGTATCTAATCCAATCCCATACGGCGGGTCAGTAAAAACCATATCCGCCTTTTTGCCAGCCATTAACTTTTCAACATCTTCCTTTTTCGTAGCATCCCCACACATTAGCCTATGACTACCTAACTTAAATAAATCGCCCTGCTTTATACTTGTCTTTTCCCTAACTTCAGGAATTTCATCGGCATTTTTGCCTAAATCAAGGTCAAAAATCTTATCCAATTCTTCACTTTCAAATCCCACGCCTTTTAGCAATTCCTCATCAAAATTAGCCAGCAAGTCCCAATCCCATTGACCTAAATTCTTATTTAGTCTCAAGTTAAGTTCCTGTTCTCTTTTGAGCTCAGGAATATTGACATAAACTACAGGTATTGTCTTTATTCCCATCTCCTGACAAACTTTGATTCTGAAGTGCCCACCTATAACTATATTTTTCCTTTTCGGGGCTGAATTGACAATAATCGGGTCTACTATTCCGAATTCTGTAATGCTTGCTTTGAGGTCGTTATATTCCTTCTCGCCAGCTTTTCTGGGATTATATTCTGAAAACTTTAGGCTATTGATTGGAATCTCTTTTACCTGCATAATTCTCCTCTTTAAGTAAAAACCTCAAATACCATAAACTGAAAACTTTCTCCCGTTAGCTTAAAAGTCGCATCCTCCACATGGGCATGGCCCCGATATGTTCCTGCTTCATTCAAGTCACCTTCCTTTATTACATAGGACAGATTGCCTTCGGTAGGTTCTCCCTTTACTTGAGCCTGCCATTCCACTATCTGCCCGCTGGGTTTGCGAATAACCAACTTATACATTGTCGCCTCGACTAAACTGGCACCAACATTGACTATAAATTCTATCCCCACATCCCCTTTGAAAAGTTTTGCCATCTCAGCACCTGGATGATAACCTGATAATTTTGGTTACAGGACTCCTAAATGATAAGGTCTTTTCTATTGGACTTCTCAGTAAAATGTCTTTACCTTTAACTTCCGATTGCAAGCTTACTATCTTGGCTATTTTCGATTCAACGGAAATCGGATTCTCCTTTTTCTCGGCAAATGATGAAAACAGACTTAACACTTGGTTAATCCACGGTATTACTGAAGAAATGTAAATTTGCTCTATGGGTGGTTTTTCCCATTTTGTGCCTAAACCGGCAAGTACCCCATTGCCCGAGATAATAGCAACGCCAGAATGAGCTTCAACCGATGAACCAGTGGCGACAATAGAACCGCCGCCAGTAATAGTTAAATCACCAAGAGCCTGCTTTGTCCCAATTCCTGTAAAGGTGCCGCCCTCAGATATGGCGCTTATTCCTTTTCCAGCTTTGAAACCCGTAACCGCAAGTGAACCGCCGCTTGTGATAGATATTGGGGAAGATGTATTTTTAGTCCCTTCCGAACTTACTAAACCATTTGCGGAAATGGATGCGACTGAGGATACCGACTTCTTTCCATCGGTGGTTATCAGGCCATTGCCAGAAATGGCAGAAGAACCTTGGGCGTTTTTTCTACCTTCGGATGAAACCGCACCATTTCCAGATATAATTGCACTACCAGAGTGTACCTCTCCTTCTGATTTTTCGCCTGTCGCAATGAGCGAGCCATTACCCGAAATAATGACATTGGCAATGGCAGACTTTTTCCCAGTAGCAATTTGAGTGCCTGCACCAGATATTGAGGCAATAGCCAGCATCCCAACGATGCCGAAAGTTACGAGTAATCCCTTACCAGAAATTAAGGCAAACCCAGAATGTTGTTCTCCCGTTCCAAACCACCAATTTAACCACATGTCATTATTGCTTTTGGGTAAACGAGTTTCTTTTGTGCAAAGCAATTCAAGAGGGCTATTTCTACAGCCCCTGCTAAAAGCCCATCCTGATTTTAGTTGTTGACCTTTTGCCATTTTATTCTCGTTTATTTAGCCTTGTGTCCAAATGCAATGACCTGTTATATTACTTGCTGATGTCGTACTTGGAATGAAAATTAAGAATGGAACGGTATTGTCATACAATCTCGAAAATCCTGATGTCAAAGCATCAATAGCATTGGGAATATTTGCCGCCGTCAATTCCAATCTTGCTAAAATCCTGAAAGCGACTAAATGTTCCACCCCTGTTACATTTGAAGCATTTCGTGTATATGTTTGTATTGACTTTACGCCCGTATCCCCCGCCGCTAAACCAATCATATAAAACGCACCTATTGCTGAAAGGGTTATTCCTGTTATAATACCCGTTCCTGTCTTTGTCCCAGCGTCTAATGGATTAGTATACACTATCGAAAGGACTGGCGCACCTGCACCCCAAATTGTTGATACTTCAACGCCAATCAAAACACCTTCTCCATTTATTGTCCCATTAGCATCCCTCGCAGGAAACTCAACACTATTGATAGTTTGAGGCGTAGTTACTGTGATACTCATTCCCGAATTATGCCAAAGTCTATCACATAGCAAAAGTGTTCCTGCTTGTGTTGCCTGTCCGTGTAATCTCGCTAAATAAGAATTGCCAGAAATAGGATTTGTAAATGGTATTTGTCCCGCATAGGTTGTTAATGCCACTCCTGCGACTCCAGGCGTGGGTGCGACTGCCGCTCCTGGCATACCTGCCAGATAAAACAAAGAGTGTGGTCGCCCCGCTACTAAAGCAGGTGTTGCCGCTTTTATAATCTCTCTGGGATATTGCATTCCTGCTAAAGCTTGGTCTAAAGTAATTATTGCCATTCTATTCTCCTGTTATGTTAAGCGTTCAAATCCAAATCCGCATCGGTCAAAGTGTATGTTCCTTGGTTAGCAAAAACCTCATCCGTCACATTTGCCGCCCCGTAAAATATCCCACCTGAAACAGCAGACCAGAATCCAACATACGAAACCGTGGTTGCCGCAGGCACATCGAACACTGGCACATTTGAATTATCCATTGAACCGCCACTCGCTGGATTCCAAGTGGAAGCCTTTCTTGCATAGGCGGGACTGCCACCAGAAATTTCATTTGCACCGTTCTCCCCGGGGTCACCAGTATGAAGTGAAACAAAATCGGCGAGTGCTCCAAGAGCATCTAACATTGCATTTTTTCCAAGTATACTATAAGGCATGGTTTAATCCTCCTTACTTAAATGCTATGGTCTCCAAAATTTCCATTGTATCCGAATATTAACTGTTGGGATCGTTCCCGCATCAATGGACATCTTGCTTGAGTTTATTTCTTCAGTCCTTGAACTGCCCCTGACTACTATGCCCTGATTGAAGTCTTCCATGTAGCCCGTAAGCAGGAAGTTCGTATTAGCGGGTGTGGTAGAAACCCAGTTGACATAGGCAGGATAGGTGGTATAATTCACCACATAGATTTCAGTGGTGATCCTGTCGAAGTTGATCGCGGTTATTCCGGTAGTTGTGATTACTTGCCAACCAACCTCGTTGCCCGAGGCTCCCGTCCCATCTGCTATCGCCTTGCTTCCGCACAGACAAAGCAAGCCGACCAATATGATTGCAAATAAGATTTTCTTCATTTCTGTATTTCCTCCTTTGGAATGAATACGATTATCCCTTTCCGTCTTTCAATCGAAAACATACTTTGCAACATCGGGCAGGACTTTTGGTCGTCTCCCGTAGCAGGATATCGCCAGGGCTGGTCAAGACTTGCCCATAGCAGTTTTGAATTTTTGAAGTAGTCGAAAAGTTTCTGGATAGTTTCTTTCGGCAGGTTCGTCTTTTTCGAAAGGGCTTGAATTATTTCTTCCATCTCTCCTCCCGATTTGTGGCATAAAAAAAGGGGCTACACCCAAATCCAGTCTTTCTGGATTAAGGCATAGCCCCCGTAAAATACAGGACAGGGCCTCAATATTCTTTTATTACTAATATTTTAATCTATTATATCAATTTTGTCAATACTTTTTTTAAGGAAGAGATATCTGCCCATAGGATTATATGGCGTTACTTGTTTATCCTTTGCAATTTCACACATTCTTTCCCAAGCCATTTTTAAGAGAACTTTTTTTTCTTTTGATGTCAGAGAAAAGCAATCCAAATCAACATTTATAGCCATCATTAACACTCTGCCATTTTTATTATAAAAGCGTTTTCTAATTTCTACCATTTGCTTTCCTTGGGTTTCCAACCAGCAACAAGAACGGCACGGACGATTTTCTTAATTAAATTCTTTGTGGTAATGCTTCGGCTTTTTACACTTTTGGCCCATAAATTATTACCTTTTGCGTCAGGCAATCACTAATTACTTCGGTTAATTCTCTTTCCAGTTCTTTCTTTGATTTCATTTTTGAGGCTCCTAATTCCCTTTTTACTTCTTTTTGGATTCGCTGTCAACTATTTTTTCCTTGAATCTGAAGTTTTCCCCTGCCCTGATTATCGTTTCCTTTTCTCCTTTTTCAATAGATGACCTGACCTCAACAGTATATTGGCCTTCTCCGTGTAAATATATCCGCTTACTTATTTCCATCAATTTTTCCAGAAATTCCTCTAATGTGGGTTTCCCCATAAATCTCCTGTTGACAACAGTTATAGGAATTTAGTATATTCCCTATGGGGTCGCCACCCTTTTTAATGGGGGACGGCTACCTCCAAACCGTCCCCAGTTCTATCCATTCACCACTAAATACCAATCACCTCCCTCCAGTAAATAATTCCATCTGTCCGAAATCTTTAACTTTCTCCTGCCTTTCCGCCCATTGCTTTGGCAAGTCATAATATCCGATTGCTTGTTCAAGCGTTACCCTTTCTTCCGAGACTTCCTGAACTTTGTTATTGAAAGTTTGCACCCATTGGGGAATTGCTGACCCGTTCAAGACTTCCCCTACTCTTTTGGTCAAGTGCCAACATCCGCCCATCCTTTTTCCCATCTCATAATGCTTTTCAATTAGTTGGAAGTATTGGAGTTTTTGATAGTTTGCGTATTGGTTTTTCGTTAAATTCAAATCTTTTTGTAGATGGAATGACTCATTAACCCCAAACTTCCGGGCTGTCAGCAATAATAAGTCAGCAAGGCTTCTTGAAAAGCGATGCTTATTTTTTAGTATCTTTTGCCCGCAATGTGAACAGAATTCTTTGTCGGGCATATCCTTCCTCAACTATTTCTGGCTCATAGGCAGTTACAATTCGCAATTTCGCCCCTTCCCGGATGTAGATACGATAAGGAGCCCTGATTGCTTTGGCTATCTTGATTGCCCTTTCATTCTGACTTCTGGTCTTGGGGTCGAAGTAATACTTGCCCTTTCTCTTTTTGACCTCTACTAATTCTGCCACATTGCCCTCGGAAAAACAGATATAATCTATCGCCTGTCCGATTGCCAATTTCAAAACATTTCCCTCACCGTATTTCTTTTCTAATTCCTTCTTAACCCAATATTCAGTCCAATATCCCTTTCTCATTTCCTCTCTATCCTCTTGCCTACATTTGCAGGGTTGTATAAGTCCCGGAATATATCGGCTATCCTTCCGTTAGCAAGTAAGCTTGAAATAACATAACCTAATGCACAAGAAGAGCTTGCAACGAAAAAAACTACAATTCCCATCTGCCAAGGATGAGCGTTGCAGAATTCAAAAAATGCTCCCATTTGACTCACCTCCTATATTTCAACCATCTGAATGTAGCGGATACCTTTCTTATTTTCAAAAAGTGTTTCCCACGCTTTCAGTTTGCTTGACGGTATCTTCATCCCGGGAACTCCCGCCTCACTTCTCCCCCTGGCAATCTGGACATAGCCATTTACTGCCTTTGCGTTGCCAATCATCTTGCACTAAAACAATTATCAAATCTTGCTTTACAAGGAAATAATCGTGCTTAAAGTCCCAGTCTATTATATAACCGCATTTCCCATCTTTCCCATCACATTTCGCAATATAAAATTTCCTTTGCTCAATCATTCTTTGCCCCTTTCCTAAAACAAAATTTAATCGCATATCTGTTAGGATTAACATATCTTCCCCAACATACACACCACCAAAGAAACCCTTTTCTCTTGAGCGGTTCAACTCTGACACACTCTTTACATTTATTAGTAATCTTTTTTGTATCAAGTTTGCCGACAAAAAATTGTCTTGGCTCAATCATTCTTTGCTCCTTATAATAAATTCGGCGTAGTATTCTTTAGCCTCTGAACTGCTATGTCGCAGTAATTTTTGCTAATCTCTATTCCTATTCCCTTGCGGTTTAATTCCTTGCAGGCTACCAATGTTGTGCCAGAGCCAAGAAAGGGATCAAGAACAAGTTCGCTTTCTTTTGAGGAATTTTTTATCATCTTCTTAATTAAGCCTAATGGTTTTTCTGCTTGATGTAACTTATCTTTTCTTGTAAAATTTATAGGCGGTATTCTCCAAACA